TGTTCGCAATCAGGGTCAGTGCGCGGCAGTCGTAAATCGTGATCCGTTCCCCGCCCGTGGTCAAATCCTGTGCCGTAACCTCAATACTCTGACGGCCCCATGCAACCGTAGGCTTGCTCAATGCACCCAGGACAACCACATCACGCCCGGTTGATCCCACGTTGCAGATAGGCCGCAAGGCTGCCAGGTCATAAGCGTTCATGATAATCCCTGATTCAAAACTCGGAGGGATCAGGAACCCGCCATCAGCATCCGATGTGCCGCCTAACGCTCGCTGCTCTTCAGGGGTCATCATCTCGCGCCCGGTCTCCCCGGCACCGAACCTCAGAAACTTAATAAATGCTGATTCTCTAATTTCGGTTTCCTCATCAATCTCTTTGCCGTCAGCGTCCATCTTGGGACGATTCATCTTGGTTTCAAGCTCAGTTATCTGCTTTCTCAGCTCTGTGATCTCATCGTTTGCCTTGTCAACTATAGCCCTGGTCTCAGCGGTTGCTTCCCCGCCCCTGGCCTCGGCTTCCTCAATCGCTTTGTCATTATGCTCCTTCAAAGTCTCAAAGGTCTTGTGGACTTCTTCATGGAGTTTTTTCAATTCATCCATTTCAGCCATGTCAATTCTCCTTTAACGATTCCCGTAGTTTTCTGATCTCTGAGGCAATCACGGTTGTTTCACTCGGCTGATCTGGCTCCTTGTTTTCGAGTAGACCCCTAAACCTTGTGCGCTCGGCCTCGTTAAATCCGCCTTCTCTTAATTCATCGCAAAGTGTCGAAACGGCTCTGCTTCGCTGTTCCTGGTGGGCTGCCCGGACTTCTTCCGACAGCTCGGCCAGTTTATTTCGTTTATCCATCGGCAAGGTTTTTCCGCTTGCCAGCGTCCTTAATTCTTCCAATGTTAAAGAGGTTTCCTGTGCAATCGCGGCAAGATCCCCTTTGCTGTATTCATAAAGCGCCCTGATTAGATCGTTGTCCGTGGGTATAGTCCGGCCTTCTTGCTTCAAATAGTCTTTCGCCCAGGCCACATAAGCATTACCAAAGTCCTTCGTTGCGGCTCTGATCTTCTCTAAGCTCGGCTCTGCGCCCCACCAGATGTCTTCGAGAGTTCGATATAGGCTGTCAATCAATAGATAACCTCGTTGCCCTAAGAGGCTCAAATCGACCGTTTCGGTAAAGCTCTCAGCCCTGACGTTGACAATCTTTGCCTGCTCGTTAGCAGGGAATAAAACCGGGCTGACTTCCATTAGCCGAACCTCTGAGATTACCCGCACATCGTTCTCGATTTTGTCCTGAACAACGTTGAACCCGAATGACATCGCATCCACATCACCCGCTCGAAGATGCGCAAAGGCCTCCCGGCCTGCGTTGGTTTCCATGTTGATCTGTCCCTTGATCCAGGGTCCATAGCCATCCTCTCGGCACTCGATCACGTGACCGATCAAGTTGTCGTGATCCCACAGCAGCTTGACTTTATCGCCGCGCTCCTGGAACGTCTTCTTGAAGCTCCCAGGCGTGAAGGTGCTGCGGTATTCGTCTATCGTTCCAAACTTCGTCAGGTACGCCTCGATTACACCCTCGTCAGTGGTGGACCTGATCTCACCGGCTGACCGTTTTTCCATTTCCTCTTTTGCAGTGGTTTCCATAGCTTCCTCCGGCTGCATCGAATAAAAAAGCGGCATGATAGAAGGGTAGGCTCCTACCAGCCGCTTTTATTATTCTCTAACTCATCCGAGATGATCAGTCCCAGATAAGACGTTTATAATTTAACAGTTCCCTTTTCTGCCCCCGGTCTTTCTCCCTGCCCCCGGGCCGGTTCCACGGCCTTTGCCGCCGCCTTTACCGGTTCGTGGCCCGTTGCCTTTCGGTCCTCTTCCGTTCTTGTTCGGCATTAGTTTTTATATGCCCCCGATGCTGTGCTAAAAGGTACTTCTTCCTTCATAGCGAACGTCATGCTGCACCGACAATTTATACGTTCCGCAGCACTTAGTAAAGGGTCAACTGGATAGCGTGCGCCGTTACTAAACAAATCATCTATTAATCGTTCCTGTCCATTTAATCGTTGATGCCGTTCACGAACATGACTATCCCCCGCAGTTTGCCATACCTTCGTATCTGCCCCGGTTAGCTTACCGCTTAACCATTGCCCCTGCGCAGCCCCGGCCCCCGTAATCGTCCTGGCGATTCGTAAAGCTCTAACTGCATCAAACACCCCTGAGTCTGATATCAATAACTGAATATCTTTAGTTGTCATACCCTGGCTGACACCCTCTGCTATCTGTTCCTCAATCTGGTCAATAGTGCTGTCCTGTAAGTCAGTTAGCTCTCTTAATATATCTATTTCTTCCCGGATTGCCGCTTCTAATTCGTCTGATATTTCACGTTTCTCAACCACAATATCCCGCCCGAATTCAAGGCCAGCAACTACATAGTTGTCGATGATCGCTTGCTCTACTTCATCGTCAAACAAGCGAATAATACCCTTCACGCTTTCGTTTTTGTCCATGCCGTTGAACAGCATTTCTTTTTGGTCTGTTAAGATTCCCTGGTACACTTTCGCCTGCTTCTCTGCAATCTGTTCTTTTATCTCAAGCTGTTTCTCAATGCTCTTTCTGGTTTCAATAAGCGTAAATCGTTTTTTTTTACGGATCTCTGCTCAGGTTCAGGCTGTGAACTACTGATGTGGCTATCTTCCCAGCCCTCATACTCGTTTACCCCAAAACCGAAGATCCTGTTGACCTCTGCAAACGGCACGCCCATGTCAAACAAAACCTTTGCGGTCTTGGTCCGATCATACAGCGCCCGCCGCATCGCAGGGACCTGGCTGATGTCATAGACGATTCTTTGGCCTGGATTCAGTTCATCCTGGAATGAATGATTAAACGCATCCGCCATATCGTCTAACAAGGGTATCACGGTTGATACCCAAAAGATGATCTCACTCTCACGGAAGTTGGAGAAAGTAGCTCCTTCCATCGCGCCTAAATAAATAATAGGCACACCGTACGCCATACAGATAAATTCACGGTTAAACTTCCTGCTGTTGATAAAATCCATCTCTGCCGGGGTCATCGCCATTCTGGTATAGCTCGCCTCGCTGCCGACCACGCCAATCCTTCGGGCATTCTTAGGCCCTGCATATTTCTCATTCAACTTTTGGGATATTGCATCAGCCTGGTCTTGGGAGGTAAACTCTCTTTTAAATGTTACCAGACCACTGATTATACCCTCATTCTGCATAGCCGCCTTGTTAAAGCTCTCCTGGTCATTGTCCACATCCACCGTCCGGCTGATCGCCTCTAAAGGAGAGATCCCGATCAAAGGATTACTCGGATTAAATAACTTCATGTGGATGATCTGATTAGGTTCAAACTCGATGCCCTTCTTCTTGTCCAGGACATATCCTTTTATCCATTGGTCAACCTCTTTCGCCGGGACAGGGTACAGACGATCAGGGGATATGGGCCATAGCTCTGTGGTCTTGTTACCTGCCTTGACTTTATTCAAGTAGGCATTCCCGGTCAACTCCTGCCAGGACACCAGCAGCTCAAAAAGGTCTTGACGGGTTACGTGCGGGTTAGGGTATTCAAAGAGTTTCGTCAAGGAATGATTCTCGATCAGTTCTCCATCGTCTCCCGCCACGCCCCACGGTACGGATGCCGCCGCCTTAGTAATCAGATATACAACCCGGTACACCGTGCCGTTAGATTGAAAGCCCTCTTTCGTAGCCTTTGCAATGGTAAACTTGCTATATATCGGTTGGCCTGACTTGATTTGCCAGACATCGGATACGGCGTAGTTACGACGGTTAAAAAAATTTATCATTCTTGATAAAATACTATTCATTCATAATACCTATTTTCTCTTAATACCCCGTAATATAAACATATTACCCTTAATACAATTCGATCTTTTTTTTAATTTTTTAGTTGACAAACATCTCATTCTGTGAGACAAACACAAAAAAACTACACGGGAGAAAAAAATGCTACTTTTTGTCAAAAAAAGGTATTCTGACTTAATTAAGTCAGGCGAAAAAACTTTTGAAATCCGGGCAGGAGAACGCTATCGCAATATTAAGCCCGGTCATAAACTTTCAATTAATGGACATTTTAAAGTTTTAGTCACTAAAGTTGAAAAGCTGAAATCTCTTCCAAAAAATGATTGCTATTCCGATCATCCCGGTCCATTTTTCAAATTTCATATTTGCAAAGGTTGAGCGTCCCATAATGCAAACGCCTCTTCCGCTGGGTATCCCTCTCCGATATACTCAGCGGAAAGGACCGGCCTATAAATTCGCTTGTTTCTTACATTCACCCGTTTTTTTCTTGTGTTTCCGATCCCTTTACCCATAGCGGTTTTAGTCCCAGCCTTTGGTCTATTCACTACCCGCCAATCTTTAGCCTCGATAACCCGCTTTTTTTCCGCAGGATGACTTGACCGAATATAGAATTTTTTCCCGGCCCCTTTACAAAGCATCCCACAAAACTGAGCCATTGTTGATCCTATACCCACACCCTGAAAGTCAGGCAAGCAAACCAACCTATGACCCCTATAAGCATTTTTTATCTTAGGATGAGGGAATGCCATAATCCCCGCAAAAGCAACCGGCCTATCATCCCACAACCCCATAAAACACCTCGCCGCCTTGTGAATATCCCCGCTCAAATAATGAGCCTCTTTGAAATAGTCCCAGGCGGAATAATGAACTCGTAAAATATCGAGCTTGATTTCTGGTCTTCGTTGAAGAAACCTCCACTCAAAATTATTTTCGACCGGACAATAAACCCAATCTGGCTGTAGCCATTCCATCACATCGTAATGACAAGTAACCGCTATAAACTTCTGTTTGCCTTTCCGAATTGTCTTTGCAATCGCAGCACTCCCTATTTGAGCTACAGTCCTATCAACGACACTTGTAAATTCATCAACAACGGCAAGGTCTTTCTTCTCTGCCAGCACCCGCGCCATATTAACTCTAAACCGTTCACCGTTAGACAATACCCGGTACGGTTTCAACCAAGACGGAGGTGACGAAAATCCCACACTTGACAGCAACCCCGTAATATCTTTAATCCCCATATCAGAGGGAAACGCATCAACAATGCTCTCATTCTCAGGCCAATTATAATCATCAATAAGGTTATCTTTAAAAATCTCAGAAACTATAACACTTTTCCCACAGCCAGACGGACCCACAATTACCCCGATTTGCCAACCTTTATCCTCTATAGGCAATTCAATTTTCCACTCCTTTACTTCTTGAGCCTTCTCAGACACATCAAACAAACCCTCAGTCTGCATTACCCTTGCGGATCTTTTAATCTCACATTGTCTTATGATACTAACGCTCTGCATTTATATCCTTCGTTTGTAAGCCTTTGAAGTAGTTCACCTTGAGCATCTTCATTCAAATCTGTAATAACAATTTCATAAGATTCCTGTATATCAAAAGAATTAGATTCTTTTCGTTGGTCATCCATAAACCCCAAATCCTCAAACCCCAACACATCCAAATCAAAGTCAAGCTCCTTCAGTCCATCCAGCTCTAACCCCAACATCTCATAGTCCCACCCGCTCGACATCGTAAGCTGGTTCTCAGCCACCCTTAAAGCCCTGACCTGCGCCGGGGTAAGGTTGTCTATATGACAGCATGGGATGGCCTCTAATTTTAGCACCTGGGCCGCCTCAATGCGTCCATGACCCGCTATAACGCCGTTGTCCTTGTCTAACAGCACCGGGACCACAAAGCCAAATTCCTTGATGCTGCCTGCTATCCTTTGGATCTGCTCTTTAGGGTGTATCTTGGCATTGTTCGGGTAGGGTATCAAATCAGATACCGCCATGTACTCAATCTGCAGGTCCGGTTTCTTCTTCAGTTTTGTCACTGTTGCGGTCATATTCTGCTACCCGATACCGGGGGTTAAGTATTAAATACCCGAACGCTCCTCAAGTTAGATTAAGTTAAACTTGCAATCAAATTCCGCCATATTCGGCTGTATAGGGCTGTATCCGGCAATTAAGCTTTTTCATAATTTTACTCAATATTACTTAACTGATGAGACACCTTTTCGAGAGCGTTATCTCTGATTTGCTCCGATTTACTTTGATTTACTAAAGAGTTAACATAATACTACTTATCAAACCCTATGCTACAAATATCTCACAACTACCCATCAACTCGGTTATGCTCCAGACCAAAGCATCCAACCTGTCGGGGGACTTCTGGCTACTCTCAGGATCATAGCTACACATCTGATCCTCGAGGTCTGGAAACATTCCTACATGGTGAACCCTGCCCTGTTCGTAGAGGGCGCTTATCGGTTCTGCTCTTAGGGCCTTGCCGCGGGTGGCCCTGACTGAGCGATAGGACACATTCTTATCAACCTGCCGGATCACGGATTCTATCAAGTCCCCGCCGTTGTTTACCTCGCCAACTATTCGATCGCATTGCCATTTGTGGTATTTATGACACACTACCATAGCCCAGTCGTTAGGGCTCATGTGGCAAGTGGCATCATCTAAAACATAGTAGTGGTCATCAGCAGATTGTCCCACAATCACGATCCCGGTGTCGTCTGAAGTCTCGCTTGCGGTTACTGCTGGATCGACCCCTATGACTATCCTGGTAAGCACAGGGGCTATTTTAACCCGGTTGTCCTCAATCATTTGGTGTAGCCAGAGAGCTCCAGGTACATCATCGAGGATCTCAGCATAGAGCTCTTGCCTGCCTAAACGGGTTCCTTCGTATCGTTTTATAATCTGGTCAAAGAACGCCGGGGCAAGGTTGGCTTTATTGTCGAAGGATGTCCCGCGGGATATGACGGTGTTAGGATCTTTAAGTAGGTCTTTTATGATCTTTATCGGTCTGGGGGTTGTAGTTATAACGGCCTGTGGGTGGCTGCCTAACCTGAGACCCATAAGCAGCATATCCCAGGCTTCAGGGTATTTAAAGGCTGCAAGCTCATCTACCCATGCGGCATCGTGCTGCGGGCCTCTTAGGCGGTCTGGCACGTCCCCTGAGTAGGCTATGGCTTGAGCACCAGAGGGCCAGGTTACCCGTCGTTTGGATGGTTCATATTCTGGTTTATCCCATGGGGGGCATATTGACAACAGGCCGGATTCTCCCTCTATCATCACGTCCCTGGTGTCTGCTGCGGTGGGGCCTACGAGGGCTATACGTTTCTTACCTTTGTCTACTTGTTCCCTAACCCATTCTGCCCCTGCCCTGGATTTACCAGCGCCTCTACCGGCTAAGTAGAGCCAGTATGTCCAGGTGCCTTGTGGGGGGATTTGTTCAGGTCTTGCAAGGATAGGCCAGGCGTATTGTATTGCTATTTTTTCTGAGGTTGTGAGGGAGTTATAGACAGCATCTGGGCCTATGGCTGATACTGCGGATTGAAGGATAGAAGTCATTTAGCCATCCTTTTGAGTTTATCGATTAGGCCGGATACGTCTACTTTAATGGGGTTGTCTTTATCGCCGGATAGTTCTTGTCTATCTTTCTGTTCGAGGTAGTTTTTGCCTAACCAGACGAGGAGGGTTTTATCGCCTGACATAGCTACTTGCATTTGTTTTCTTCGGAGGGAAGCTCGACCTACTGCTGAGTGCTTTTTATAGTAGTCTGGGAAACCGCCGTGTCCATCTACCTTTAGATTTCGGCTTAAGGTATCGTAATTCATACCTAAAACGGCGGCGCACTCATCGCCTGTGGCCTGGATTTGACAAAGGTTTTCAAGTATACCGTAATCTATTTTTTTACGAGGTCTACCGCCTTTATTTTTCTCTTTAGTGTTTGCCATCTTTTGCCCCGACACCGGGAGACCCCTCACTGGCTCGCTATTATCATTAACGATTAGTCAGTCGAGCTCGGGAGGGGTCATATGTTGTGGTTGGGGTATATTGATCCACAATATATTGTAAAAGTCAAGGGGTTTTGGGGTATGCTTGACGTTGAGGTGGGATAACGTGCTGATATTGTTTGATAAAGTAGGTAATGAATGGGATTTAGTGAAATAAATTTGATTTATTTTAGATTTTATGTATTTTTTTCTTGACAACTGTATATTTAGTCATTATATTAAAGACAAATCAGGACGCAAACCAAAAATAAGAAGGAGGTATT